AGCCTCATAATAAGTACGAATAGCATTAGCCGCTCCTTCTATTGTACTCAAATCCATACTGCTTTCTACTTCATTCTGAGCTTTAATCCAGTCTAAAGGATTACCTCCTCTACTAACATAGTCATCGAACTCTTCTACTAAATCATGAGAATAGTCAAGTTTAATATTTTCTAATACATTGAGTAAACCTTCTACACCCCCTCCTTCTTCTATAAATAGATCTACTACATCTTGATTAAACTCAATACCTCGTCGTTCTAATATAGTAGCAGTTAATTCTACATATAGGTCTTCCTCTTCTTCATCAGTAGATACGTCAGATTCATATTCGTACTCGTCGCTTCGCTCCTCGTGGTCTTCTTCTTCTGTATCTACTTCTTCTACTTCCTCCTCGTCTTCTTCCTCTTCTTCTTGTTCTATTACTTTAGGCTTACCCGCTTCTTCTTTTAAATTATCATAATCGTCTTCACCTATTATATCTAATCCTGGTTCTTTTTTCATTTCTTTTTAATTGGTTTTTTAATACTTAATTTCTTCTTTTCTTTTGTTATAGAAAGTTTTTGTTTTTCAGCACTAAGTTTTTCTTTATTAAGTAGTTGAGTTGATTTGAGCTTTTGATTATCAGCTTCTTTTTGTTGTTTTAATTTAATAGCCTCTAATTTACTTTGCTCATTCATTTTATGTATTTCACCGTCTTGTTTTTTAAGTTCATTCTTACTTAATTCAAGATCAGTATTCATTTGTTCTTTTTGTATAGCAAGATCTTTCTTCTTAGTTTCAGAATCTTGTTTCTTAACATCTACTTCTTGTTGCTTAATATTAAGCTCTCGGTTCTTTATCTCTCGTTCAAGAGCTAACTTATCTCTTTCAATAGCATCAATTGTTCCATTGTTGTTACGATCCACAGGGACATCATCCCTAAAAGCCATCACTTTAGACTCAGCCGCTATCTCAGCAACTCTAATAGCTGTATCAGCTTTAAGTTGTTCTACTTGTAGTTTAGATTCAGTTTCTATTTGAACTCTTTGTTGTTCAAATTGTAACTGAGCTTGTTGTTGTTGTTGAGCTTGTTGCCCTTGAGCTTCTTGTTGAGCTTGTTGTTTCTCTTGATTATGTTTCTCAGCATCAATAAGAAGGTTTCTAACTTTAGCCATAGACTTAGTTATAATAGTATCTGCAAAGTCTTTTAAACTTATCTGTTGTTGTTGAAGTGCCATCATAGCCGCATCTTTTAAACTTTGTAAGTTCTTAGCATCTTCACCAGAATTACTTATAATTATACCAAACTCAGAGTTCTTAAAGTCACTTTCATTAATTTCTATTAATTTTCTACCAAGATCATCCATAACATATTGCATTTTTACTCCTTCTTTAAATGCAATCTTAGCCATATCCATCATTCGTTCTATTACTCTTCTTTTACATTCATTATGAATATAAAATAAAGATTCTGTAATAGAGTTAGATTGAGTAACACTTCTCTCTACACCTCCATAAGTTTCGTTTTGATGAACTTGACCTTCACGTTGAGGAGTAACTCCACATACTTGCCCCATCTGTTGTTCAATGAACTGAAACTGTTGTATGAAAGAATTAATAGCATCCCCCATACTTCTATCCACTGTTTGAAACTGATTAAAACTAGATTGTTTCTTACTATTCTCATCAATCTCTAAACTATTAATAGGAGCTACATTATATAAATCTAATGCGTGTAACCATGACTCCCAAGTAAAACCATGAGAAGTAGGTATTTGAGATACGTCCATAATAAAAGCCTTACCTTTAGAAGCCGCCATTAGTTTCTTTAATTGAAACCAAAGTACATTATATAAATATTGATAAGGTTTAAGTTTATCAACTAAACTAAAGTTAGATCGAGTACCTATATAAGAAGAAGAGGACTTAGAAAAAGACTCAATAGTATCATACTGACGAGGCATAGATTCAAGTCTAATATATACACTAGACCCTATCTTTATACCCCTCCATCTATCATTAACCCATTCCCACTTAACTTCTTCTTTAACAGAAGGATTTCCTCTATATTGCTTCTTATAGTCTTCATCTACCACATCTTTTTCAACTATCTCTCCACTTTCTAAATCAGTTACAGTAAGAAAACCAATCTTCTTTAACGTAACCCATTCAAAATGACAAACTCGAATATAGTTATAATTATTAACAGAAGAATTAAAACTAGGATAAAAGTCATTAAAACCACCTATAACGTTATTAATACCTCTATTATTTTCTATATGTTCTATATCTTCATCTGTTAAATATTCAGCATATCTGGCTGTTATTTCACTAACACTAACATACTCGTATTCTCTACTCCAAGTTGCCCCATCTAAGAAATCAGTTTCACCAGATGTATCACAATCATAGTAAAGAGGATTAACTACTCTAACGGTCGGTGTACCAGATATAATATCTAAATGATATATTTCAGAACCTGTACAAAGAAGACGAGTAAAGTTTTTATTAAATTTATACTTTAATTGATCAGCATCTATAAAATACCGCAATAAATCAGTAAGTTTCTCTTCTAATAAATCACTATATCCATAAGACATATATTTATTAACTTTTTCAATACTATCTAACTCTTCTCCAGATTGGTCTTTAGATAAACCCTCCTCAAGTCCTTTTTTATTAATAGTAAGAAGAAGTTCGTTTGTTAATACATCTAACACTAATTTACTTCTAAGTTCTTGTGTTCTGTTAAAACCATCTGAACTCTTATCTACAACCATAAAGTTTAAAGGTCTAGCTATCTCTTCTCCTTTTAATACTTCTACTTTAGAATTTATTATAGGATAATGAGTTAGACTAACAGGAAACTCATATTTAAATTCTCTACCATAAGGATATAGTATTTCTTCAAAATCACTCTTGTCAAATATACCATGTTCTACTAATCCAAGATTAACATACATATTATGTTTATTATGAATAGAAGAAGTACCAAATCTAGAGCTATTAAATATAATTCCATCTAATGCGTTTATAGTAGCTACTGCCCATTCATCAACAGAACCATATTTCTCTATTTTCTCTTTAGTTGTTAGTTTTTGATAAGGTAAAGGTAGGGTACTACCTTCCCCATCACTATAAGCATATATCATAATTTTTTTATTTATTACCTTTTAGTAATGTCTAACTCTATCACGTTCTATCTCTAATTGTTCTCTACTTTTATTATAGCCTAATCTGTCAAACATAGGTCCAAATAAACTTTTCTTCTTAGTTTCAGTAACTTTAACTCTATGATAATCATCATCTTGTATTAAACATAAACCAAATGATATAACACGGTCAAAGTTATCATCGTTATTATAATAAATAAGTTCTTTAAGTAAGTTTATACTAAATATTCTATCTATAAAGAACTTACCTTCTTCATACTCACTTAATAACCAAGTTGTAATACGATTAACCATATATATCTTTATAGGATTAGATACATTTATACCATAGTTACGATCAACAGTACTATCTTTTATAATATCTTTAATTATACTTGGTTGAGGAGCTAATAATCTAAGACAATTCTTCATCTCAAAGTATTGTTTCATACCAGGTACGTTATTCTCATATAAACAACTTGCATTATAATAAATTAAAAGCATTCTACAAATCTCATAGAAGTCATCTGACTTTAAAGGACGACCTGTATATTCAGCTACAACTATATTAGAAGTAGTTTTAGCATTTACAAATCTTTTATAAATCATTATAGAACCTAAAGAAGGACTACTATCAGCTTGGTCTTGAGTATAAGGATCACAACCAGCTATGTAGAGATTATTAGGGACATTGCCTTCTGGATCTTTATAAGGGTGTTCATATATAACAACACAACCCTCTTTATTACCTGTGTTTTTAGTGGGGAAGCTGACCTCACGGGAAAGGCTGTTTACGGTGAACTCAACCTTGTTTTCTATCCAGCTTAGCGTTCCTCTCATTCCAAAGTGCTTTAGAGTCTCAGAAGACTCAAGCAAGCTTAAACGCTCTTGTAAGAGAGCCGTTGGGAATATATTGGAATTACCTATAAGAAAAGCCTCTGCTATGGTGAACGGATAATATTGAATTTCCTTAAACAACGAATTTAGGTCTTTACCGCGTTTTAGCCGCTCTCTACGTTCGAGCAAGGCGTTGGTAGCTGTTTCCATATTTGTCATGCCTACGCTGTCTTTATGGTCGTTTAGAACCATTGTTCCAGGTAGAAAGAACGACGACTTGGAAGCTCCCACGCGTCCTATTGTGTAAGG